AAGGATGCTTGTTACCTTGAATACTAAACATCTCATCAAAGTTTTTTGAATTAAAAATGCTTATTTCTTCTTTAAAAATATAAGAAAGTGATTGAGTCTTGCGCATCCAGTTCTTATAATTATCTTCCCCTTCCTTAATGATTTGACCAATCCAAAGTGATTGTGGATCATCACAAGAAGCAAAATTTGCCACAAAAAAGTTTAATATTTCCTCATCAGTTTTATTTCTGGACAATTTTTCAAACCAAAATCTATCTTTGCGTTTATAGAAAGATTGGAGATTTGCTTTTACTTTTCCATTATATGTGAAGTAATTATATTTTTTATTCGTGAAATGATTCTTAAGAGCAAGATATTTTTGATATGATTCAAATGGTTCCAATTTCAAAATACTAATCGTGCCTTTGAAGTTTTCTTAAGAAAATTAAGTTCAGTTGCTTCGCACTTAATCTTCTCTTTAAGTGGTTTTGAAAGAAGTTTAGGTACAGATTCTAAATCAATTTTGTTGATTTCACAAAAAGCAATTATTGCATCAATATAAGATACACTCTCTTGAACTACAAGTTTCTCAACTTCTTGAGCAAATCTTGAGGGACAGAAAAACTTTTCTTCTAATACTTTTTCTAATTCTCTATTGTAATCAGAAGTCATTAATTGAACGAGCGTAAGTGGCACAATAATTTAATTCACTTTTGTTTATTATAAACCTTTAGTCCTTATATGTCAAGCAATTTGTTCTAACTTATCGTTTACAAATTTTTTGATATACTGAATAACGAGTTTCATATATTTTTCTAAATCTCTTTCTTCGTAAACAACACATTCTCCATTCTCACAGGTCATTATAATAACTAACTTTTTAATTTGAATATCCGTCATCTCATATAAAGCCATTCCATAAAACATAGTTTGAACAAAATATCCTTCTAACCATTCACGGGGCTTTGGTTTTGCGGAAGTCTTATAATCAATAACTGCAAGTTCACCATCAAATTCTCCTATAGTATCGACAGAACCTGCAACTCCCAAAATTTTACTGTGTAAAGAACTTTCTAGACAGTAAATATTATTTATACGATTTAGAGTTGGTTTCGCCAATTTAAATAACATTTCTGAAATTGGTTGAACCTCTGAGAGTTCTTCGTTTAGCAAATAACTCTCAATGAGAGTATGAGTATCAGTACCACGACTGGTTGCTCTTTTTGTGATTCTATTTGCTTCTTCTTCTCCAACTCTTTTACGCCATTTTGCAAACTTTGCTTTACTATAATGACTAATAACGGAGGTAATAGACACCAGTTTTTTATTTTCTTCACCAATGTTATAATAACGAACTCCATCTATACTCTCCCTCGTAAGTTTTGGGAGATTCAAATCAATATGTGTGAACATTTTATATGGTAATATTTAAGGAATGTTTTGCAATTAAGTACTCTTTAACCAATCCACTTCTGCATACGTCTTCAATACCAAATTCAATAAAATCAAATGATGGCATAATTTGAAGAATTTTTATAAAATCGTGAATTCCATTTCTCTCATTCTGTCGCACTAAATCACTCTGCGAAGCATCACCACAGAACATAATTTTACAGTTTTCGCCAACACGAGTGATGATAGAATCATTTTCGTGTCCATTCATATTTTGGAATTCGTCCACAATAAGAATGCAATTATCAAAAGTAGTTCCTCTTAAGAAAGAAGAAGACCAAAAAGAAATAGTACCTTGAGATTTAAGATTGCCGTATAGCATCTCAAACTCATCTTCAGACGGCAGTTGGAACATATATTTTACCATATTTTTATATGGTATTTCAAAGAGTGCTGATTTATCTTCGTGATTACCTGGCAAGAATCCAATTTCGCGAGTCTGCACTAAAGACCTAATGATGTATATTTTATCATAAGGTGTCCTATCATTAAGAACATCTTTGAGTGCATTGTAGAGAACGATAAAAGTTTTACCAGTTCCAGCTGCTCCATAAGCAACAATGTGCTTACCTTCATCATAGGATTCAAATAGTTTTCCTTGATTATCTGTTAGAGGTTGAACATCTAAAAGTAAATCAGAGTTTAATGGTTTTCTACGCTTCATATGTTTCGTAGTCATAGGAACACCGCCAACAGACTGAGTATCTTGATTGGTTCTTTTTCTTCTTGTCATTTTAGATTTTCTTTACGAGTGATTTAGGTGCTTTAGATGCTTTATCCAAAATTTCATTCCATCCGGGATGTTTATCAATGAGTTTGTCTTTCCACTCACCAACTTCTCCTGGAGTTGCACATCCCTGACTCCAATCGCGGGACCATTCTGGATTGTCTTGATACCACTGTGTGATGTCGTGAACACTCATTTCAATCACTTTAGTCTCACCAGTTTCTTTACTTTTGATTGGATAAATTGCCATAAGTTTTAATAATGTGTATGAGTATTTAGATCAAGGACTCAAACGTGCCTTATGAAGTCTTTTCTCCTCATAATAACTAAAGATCTCAGGAACCCATTCTTTAATTGCAGGAATCATACCTTCGCAAAGTGCTTGAATTTCCACCTGAGCATCAAGTTTAGCACGAAGATCCAGAAAGTGTAACACTGCACGAAGAGAGAATGTAACAACGAAGTTTTGACGAATATTCTGTGGAAGATAATCCCGAAGATGTTCCTCTGCCATACCACGCTTAGTATAACCCTCCTCATACCTCTCAGATGCCGCCAGACAGAACTTTAACTGCCTTTCGTAGTCTTCCCTCGTCCATTCATACTTATGCCCTTTACGGTCCAGGTAGAGACCTTCTGGGCGCACATAGAAAACTTGTTGTGGTTTCAGTTCACCCTTTGCAACCTTCAGTACACGACGACCAGTATAACGCTGAGATTGAACATCAAAAGAAACTCCAACACGATGAGTTCGTGCCTGAACCATTACATTATGAACGAATCCAACACAATCAAAAGAAATTGCAGGATGTTCTAGTGGTCCCCAATGACCTCTTTCATTTGCAAGTAGATGTTCAATTACCCATTTACCACATTCCTTTTCTACGGGGGGCATCACCGTATGAATAGGTACTTCAGAATAATCATTCTTACCTGCTTGCCAAACAAGAGTCTGGGGAAGTTGTGACTGACGAATCATCACAACTTTCATTTCTTGATCTAGTTCCAGTAGATCTTTTGCTTTAATAGGTTTCATTAGTTTGGTGTCTCCCAATTTTTCTTTTCTGCTTTGCGAAGTTTTTTCAATTCCTTATACATATCTTTTATTTGTTGATATGCTTCTTCTGGAGAAATTTTATTAGCAAGTTCAAGTCCTGCTATGAGAGCACACTTATCACCAAATCTTGCAAGCGCCCTTTCATAAGGCGTAATGTCTTCATACATCTTCTTCGTCATCCTCAGTATAGTATTCATCAACATCATCCTCAACATATGAGGATGTAGTCTCATAAGAAATTTCTGGAACATCTTCAAGTTCCTCTTTTAAAGATTGAATCAAAAGATCCAGATTTCTCACAATTAGTTTTAATCGTTCGTTATTCATTCCAATAGTATGTCTCTTATCAGTTTACATAAAAAAAGAGAGAATGTCAATCCTCTCCTTTTTTTTATCGTTGAATATAATTAAGTTTATATTCAATTGGTTTGAGTTGCGCTATCATTATATCACAACCAATCTTTGGATCCACTATCCCACAAGTAAAAATATCTGCCGATGCCTTATGTTCCTCAGGCCAAGTATGAATGCTAATATGACTTTCGGAAAGTAAGCAAATAATAGTAACACCTTGAGGTTCAAACTTATGAGATACTGTTTTTAATATAGTTGCTCCAGATGCAACTGCAGAATTTTCCAGTAAATCAACAAGAAAACGCTCGTCATTCAACAGAACTGATGAGCACCCATATAGATTCAATAAAAAATGCTTACCCATTTATTTAATTCAGAGGATTATCCTCATATTCTTTTAAAAGTTCCGACACAACTTTTTCTGTTCCATCAATTTTCTTCACTTTATACAAGGAAGATTTCATATATTTTTTAATTTTTTTGTATTGCTTTAGTAGTTTATCAACTTCAGTTGAATTAATTTCTACTTTTAGTTTATTATCAAATCCTGCAGTCATTTTTTTTTCTTTCCTTCAGGTGCTTTATATCCCCATATTCTAGGAGAAACTCTTCCATATCCAAATTCAATTTTTTGAACTGATCCAGGACCAAACTTGTCATAATACATATCAAAGATTTTAACTCCAGTTCCACGACATAAGTCTACATGAGTCTCAGCATTTACACGGTACAAAATTAGATAAGCATCATTCGGTAAAGAAAGATCTTTTACCTGAGCAAGTGTAGTACGTTCAAAAAGAATTTCACAACCATAACGAGAAGAAGTTTCTTTTTTTTCTTCTGGTGTCCATTGCATAGTTTCTTCCTCTACTAATACAGTTTTACTCACGAACGACCTCCCCAAAGAATATCAGGATATGCCCCCTTAACATTATCCCAACTTACTTTATATTTATTTGTAAGATTTTTATCTTTTACTAGACAAACTAGTTCTGCTTCTAAAGGATGAAGTCCTTGAAGCATGTTGATAAAAATAGTCTCCTTACGAATTTGAGAAAGAGTACTACTTCCACCCTTTAGGAAAATATAAAAATTTGTGTGCTCATTACGAAG